TTACAAATCGTGTCTAATACTTTGTCGACTGTAGTAGGCTCCGTCACCCATACCTCTACGGTTTCTCCGCTAAGATGGTTGGTTTCTTCATCATCAAATTGCGTGCCATCGACATACGTAGCAACGCTTATATCTGTGTGATCCGTTAATATGTTCTCAACTATCGTGGTTATATTGCCGCTGTAGTATTCGATATGCTTGATTGAGTCGCCCGAAGCATGCGCCGCTGCTGTTGTGCCACCTTGGCCACGGCTTCCAAGCGTTATATGGTTGGGCGTTGCGCTTGACGTATAGCTGACAATTTCATCGTTTATGATCGCATAGCCTGAGCTTTGGAATCCGTCATTATTACCAACGTCTATGCTTGTGTTTGTAGTGCCAGCCGCTAGGGCTGCGCCTAAGTACCCATTGCTTGACCGTGGGATGGTGTCTTCTTTTGTCTGGCTCAATATATCAAAGGCTTTGATTTTCACATAACCTTTATTATCTGGCCCCACAATATCCTTAATGAAATAATCGCGCTCCTGAAAATTACTAAGGCTGAAGGTGTCGCCACGGCTCAAAAATCCGCTATAAATCTTTACCTTACGGTTCAAAAAAATAGGATTATTTGCAAGTAATCGGCCAAAGTAGGTGCCAACATTATCAAACCAGGGGAAATCCTGCGCGGTAATTACCACCTCGCCAAGATACCCAAGGCCGCCATCTTGGCTTGTTCGCGTTGGCACCCATTCTATGGACTTGATACAAGAGTAAATAGGGGGATCGTTTGGAGGGCTTATACCGTCGCATATGTATTCATACGTGCCGGATATTTTAGTATCCAGGTCTAGCCGCACAATATTAAGCGGCTCACGGAACGATTTGGCAGCGTCTGTTGCGTAGGTCATCGCCAGAACCCTTCCATATCAAGAATAATATCATAGTACCCTTGGATACCCTTTGAATATTTCGGCTCTGGTAATCGTCGAGGCCAGCAATAAAAGGCCGGTTCGCCGCCTGTAAATGGTGTTTCGTTTCTGCTTGTGTCCCATATTATATAGATAGGGTACTGTTTCATGGTGTCTCGGAACGTCAAGAACTCACCGAGCCATGCCGACGAATAATATGGGAGATTGAACACGATACGATCTAGGCCGCTCTTAATCGTCATCCCTGCAAGCTCTTTGCCCCTGGTAACGTTGGTAACAAGCTGATCACCATCGCTCAAACCTGGCCTAGTAAAACCAAACTTTTGAGATCTGTCTAGGGAATAGCTTGGCCCCAAAAATATATCGGACATAGTTTTTTCTTGGGTTGTGTCAGAAAAAAGTATCTGCACGTAACGATAAGACTGTGAACCCAAATCTATAAAAATATTTTTGTCATATATGACGTTATAGCTTGTTATTATGTTGGTATAGTCTACACCGTTATTGCTGCCCGTTACCTTGATATATGAGTTTGCCCCCATGTTATGGCGTGCGATTGCCAGGCTGTCGAAGCTCAACTGTGCGCCTAAGTCGTATGTTGTACCCTGGTTGGTGCCGCTGTTGTATTTGACGAAAGTGGTTGTACGACCATCGTAAGCGTTTTCAGGGCCAAAACCCGTAACGCTAACATCGGTCACAATCGAGTCGTTACGAAGAAGATTGTTATATAAGATCCGCCCCGCCATTACACGCTTATCCTTACGTTAGAATCGTCTAGGCTGTTAAGCTCATCGGCAAGCTCGCGAAGCACTGAACGCGGCAATAACTCACCTTCACCCTCGAATGCCACAGTGATAGTCTTGGTACGCTCTGGTTCGTCGTTTGCTGCCAGGTCTTCTAAGCCTGGCGCGCTAACATCTGGCGCACTTTCGGAAACTGAGGCCGCCGTATTTGAACTAGGCCCACCGCTAACTATCGAAGCAATTTGGGCAGCAGAGAACGCGCCAGCTACCGCAGCAAAGGCAGCACCGACAGCAGGGCCGCCAACTGCATTACCCCACTTATATGCGCTCATTACAGCGCTCTTACCTTCCATCACTGCCTCAGCCACTCTGAAAGCTTTCTGTACGTTTAACAGTGCTTTACTACCGTTCACGTTAGCTGTGAGCATATGGCTCATAAATGTTCGTTTATGTTGTAGCATTTTTGCGTCAGCTTTTGCCTGATCTTCAAAAGATTTGTTTATAAAATCCCTTGATAGCTCTCGCATTTTATCATTGCTTTCTTTTAGCTTTTTCATTCTTTCTTTTTCAGATTCAGCAGTTTCCGCTGCCTTTTTAGCGTCTTTTTCTTTCTGTATTTCTTCTAATCTCTTTTGCCTGGCTTCGGCTTCGGCCTCTTCTTGCGCTCGTATTGCCTCAATAGCTGTGTTCTGCTCTTGCCTTAGCATCTCAATTCGTTCTTGAATGATTTCCTTTTTTGCTTCGTGATCGGCCATAAATCTGGCCATACCTTCCTCACTCATGCCCAAGCCTTCCGCCTTTCTCGCTTGAGCGTTTAGCTCTCTGATTTGGGTGCGTAGGCTTGCTATCTCTTCGCCTGCGGTCATTTTGGCTAGTGCGCCTGTAGCTTTGTTTGCCAAACTGATAAAAGCGTCGCTTGCGTCTTTGGTGGCTTGGGTGAGTCCGGTTGAATCAGCGAAAGTTGCCGCCAACTCAGTAACCGCCCCACCAAGCTGGCCAAACTTACCTTTTAATGTCTCGCTTTGTCTCGCCATGCCGCCAGCGAAAGCAGTATCACCAAGCTCTAATAGATACTTTTGTATCTCTTCGGCGTTGTTTTTAACGGTAGTTGTGACGCCCTGGAATGTAAACTTGACGTTATCGCCTTCTTTGGAGGACTTAATACCAAATTCTTTTAACCTTTCCATCTCACCCGTTACGGCATCGGCGATTGCTTCCGTGAATTGCATCAGGTCTTTACCCATACCCGACGCGGTGTTACCCATGCTTGTAAGTGCTTCGGTGGTGGGATCTAATCCGAGCGCACGCATTTTGATAGCTGCCTCGGTGACTTCCTCTATCGTATATGGTGTTTCTGCGGCAAACTTGCGAAGCTCTGAAAATTTACGCGCCGCAACATCAGAACTATTATAAACGGTTGTAAGGCTTGCGTTTAATGTCTCAAAAGTAGCAGCCGCGCCAACTGTTGCGTTGGTCATGTCTTTGATTTTACTAACAGCAGAAATAGCAACATAGGCAGCCGCCGCTGCCTTTGCTGTGGCTCCTACAGTCTTGCCAAACTGCGTAAACGATTTACTCACGTCCTGTATATCTCGACGCAAGGCCGCGCTGTTGGCGCTCATCTGCACTGACAAGTTAGCTATTGTGGTTGCCAAGGCCGAAAGCCTCCCTTATGTCATCTTCAACGGTTCGCTGTTTCTTCTCACCAAAATCAAGCATAAAATCAGACAGCGAAAACGGCTTTGATTTTGACGATCTGTTACAGTTCGCAATAGTGCTAGCTATTAGCGCCGCGCGTAAGTCCTCGCGGTACTCCCCGAACGGCTCTATCCTTTCAAAGGCCATCGCCTCAGCAATATCAGAACTAGACATTATCTTTCGCAACACTGGGACTGGGCAACCAATAGCTAAAGCGTATCTGTGGAGAAATAAAGCCGTTGGCCGCCTTTTTAGTTTCCCAGCAATTCATCGATCTGTTCTTTGCCAATACTGTTCAGCTTTTGACATGCTTGCCAGATACGATCAATTACCGCGTTATTCTTACTGCCTAGCGCTTTAATGTGGTCGTCGCTGGTGAACATGCGCTTACCATCAGGGCCGATTGCACACGCCGCTATGAGCTTGGCCCTAGCGTTGGATAAGTCCTGCTTATACTCGCCGGTTTTATCCATCGCAAATAGGGTCATCTCGTAAGCGTCTCGCGCTTCGCCGGTCATGCTCCTGATGGTGATATATGTGCCTTCGCCCCATTCTGGTGTAGGCACCTTTTCGTCTATGTGATCCTCAGCTTTTATGATATCAGCTAGGGATAATTGTTTTGTTAAGCCCAAGTTGCTGCCCCTGTAATTCTCAACTCAACCTCTAGCCCAATTTTACTATCGACAGCCAAATCAATTGCAAAGCTCTTGACATAAGCAGAAAAACTGATAGTCGTCGGGCCTGAGTCGGTCAAGTCTAGTTGAAAGTCGCGAACCGTAGCGGCATCTCGCGCAGTTCTGAGCGCTGTCTGCTGAGTGTCGCCCGTATCTAGGTTCATGCTGATAGTGATACTTCCCTCATCTTTAAGGCCAAGGATAAATTCTTTACCTGTTGATGATAGGTCTGTTACGTCGATCTCTGTAGCGCCACCGCCACCCAAACCGCTAACACCTATCACTTCGCCGATAGCGGTAAATACTGGCGTTGGGTCTCCCATGTCAGACAGTTTGAGAACGCTACCTTGTGCTGTTAATGCTGCCATTGTTTATACTCCCCAGATTGAAGATTGAGCGTTTAAAATATATTGCTCGGTTTCGTCGTTAAAGTTACCGTCGTCGCGTGACAACATTGTATGCGTGTAGCTAGTTCCATTATTTAAAGCTTGGTTTAATGCGTTGTATATGTTCTTGCACTCAACGTATGAACCGCCCATTATTACATAATCATACAAATACTTTTTAAGTGTACTTTCACCGCTTAGCGTGTTTTGTATCTCGCGCTGAACGTCGAACAAAACAAGCGGATAAGTTGGGTTGTCTGGCAGAATGGTACGATAAACCCTGCCGTTTATAAGCGAAGTCAAGGTTAAATCTGCTTTCAAGTCTGCCAATACTTGGCTTATCATTTCATGGCCCGCTTAATTCGTCTCTGTAATGTCTTTTTAAATATGTTAATCGCTGGCATGTTTCCGTGTTTTTTCCAAGCGTTGTTCATAAAAAACCGGCCTTTGACTCTACCGGTGGGTACAAACAAATTGCTGTCGCTTGTTTCTCTGCGTTCTCGCCTGCTTTTTCTTCTGAATCTCTGCTTGCTGCCGTATTCTTGTATGTATGCGTGTGGCGCTCCAGCCTTGCCAAATCTCTTTATGCCTATTGTCACCTGTGCGGCTGCGTCCCCTGTTAGGTAAGGCACACCGCCAACCCTTGAGCTAGTGCGAAAAATCGCCTTTTTAAGCCTTCCCGTTCTCTCTGGTGCATCTTCTTTGGCCTTCTTAATGATAGGCTTTGTGGCGGCATTTAACGCGCCTTTTAGTATCTTTCTGCCCGTGGACGCATCAAGCTTTAATAGCTGTTGCTCAAGCTCTTGTAGTCCCTCAACTTTGAACGATACCTTACTGGCCATAGCGCCTGATACCAAGCTCTAACACTTCGTCAGAATTGTTCATGTTCACGACTCCAAGTATTTCCCAAGGTTCGCCGTTATATATAAACCTATCATTGGCGTTTAGTGTTCTGGTTTCTCCGTCGCGCCTAATTAGTGCGAATCCTTCCCTGGTTTGGAACGATTGGTTATTCCTGAATGTTTCCCTGGCGTTATTAATCTGAATATCTGCCCACCGTGAAAAAAGCGTTGTCCAGGTTTCCACTGTACTGCCTTCAGCATCAGTAGTGGTGGTGAGCCTTTCGAATGTTATCCGCTCTTTGAACTTTCCGGCGTCCATTAAAACACCTGATTATTAGTTGTATTTAACAAAGCCATTGCACCGTTGGGCACGTTTTTAAAATCTAATGCGCTGATATCTTCGCGAGACTTATACCAACCAGCCGCCAGCATTAGTATAGCTTGCTTGTGTAGCTCATCAGCTTGGGCAGGGCCAACAGTTAAATCAAATTGCACCGCGTCATACATGGTAGCGCTTATCGCTGGCCAGCTAGTAACAGGTGTTATCACGGTATACGCATCACTGATAGCTGTCCGATAATTACCAACTTCTAGCACTGTAAAAACATTGTCGGGGTCATAGTAGCCTATTCGGTCAACGCTTTGAACTGGAGCAATAGACAACTTAACGGGATCTGAAAAGGTATTACGGCAAACTGTTAGCTTTTGGCGTATTACCTTGTAATTCATTACCGATTCCGCATATGTGCGAGCCGCCACAATGTAACGCTTTAAAAGCTTGTTTTCTTCATCGTGCTCAATCCGGCATTGCGCCTTTAGTTCTTCAACGCTTACCGGCTCATTAGCTGGCGGTGCTATAGTGCGTATCATTTCGCGCCCTTTTTATATGCCGTTTCAACTTTACGCTGTACCGGCTCACAGATGCCCGTTTCCAAAAGGTTTTTGATTTCTGTCTCGCTAAACTTTCCCAACTTAACGCTTTCTTGTGCGTCAATTTCTTGGCCAGGGTGATACGTGTATTCAGGGCCCGAAAGTGTTGTTGTAAATTTAATTATCATACTATCTTTAGTCCTTGAGGGTGGGGCGACCATTACGGCCGCCCCTGGTGGCACCGACACTCTGTTATACAGCAGCCATTGTCATTGCTTTAAGCTTGCTAGTGTTGATCAGGCGACCGTCGCAACGCTCTAGCGCTACAAAGCCTACTTGGTCATTAGCGGCATAAAGCTCAACAAGTCGCTTCATTCTCACACCAGACACGCGGCGGATTGCATAGCCGGAAGCATCGCCAAAAACAATTGGCTTAGCGCTGGCGGCCATTGCTGGCAATCCTTGATCAATGGTGTAAGGGGAACCATCGAGCGTTGCTGGCAATGCTGCGGCTACGTCAGGCTGCCACAATTTGCGGCCGTCTGAATCAGCTAGCTTTTTAACTGCAAGCAAAGTAGCGTCATTCATGAACCATCGAGCGGAAGCACGGTAAACAGGGTCTAAACTGTGCTTAAGATCCAGTAGTTCATCATATGTGACCGCACCAGTGGCCGCCGCTGTTTTACCAGAAGTCGCAGCGTTCAAGCCTTGAGGCTGTGATGATCCAGTTCCCGCCGCGAAATGCGTAGCCTGGGCACGTCCCAAACGCTCACCCATGATTTCAGCAAGGTAGGCTTCTAGGTTGAACTCATTGTCTTGCAATAACTCGAAAGATACACGGATAATTTTTGATGAGTATTTGTAAGCGAGCATTTTAATCTCACCAAACACGGTGTCTTGCTCAGAATCCGCGGCGTTTTCCGCAACGATTGCGCCGCTGTTGCTGGTGTCGTCGTTTGTTGGTACTGGGATATC